TTAATCCAGCATGCGAAAAAATGTTGTCCTCGCACAGGACGCTATATTTTGTCTCAAAATTAGGCATTAATTTAAACTCTGACGAGTGGATTGCCATAATTACATCATCTGGCCTCCATGTGGAGGATAACGGATTTTACGCCAGGAACAGTCACTTACTGACGCATGTATGGCAGACATGCAAGTGCTTGGCGGAAAATGAACTTAAGGCAACGATTGCCAGTTCAAATGAGTAAACGCTGCCGCATTAATTAACACAGGAGACTAACATGGCAAAGGCTGAAGATAAGAAGAAGGAAGGCGACAAGAAGGGCGGCAAGAAGGGCGGCAAGTAGTCGTAATTTCTTGAAACTTGAATCTGTTGTATTCGGTTTAGTGGCGGGTGGCAGAAAAAATACTTTCTGTCACCCGTTTCATTTTGATCATATTTATCTGCATGCAGAAACTACTTAGACAATTCGTTGCTGAGACGATCGCAGAGACCGGGAAGAAAGAAGCACGCATCGAACCAAGGGATGATGAGCTTCTGACAGAACCTGATTTTTCTGCCGATGAAGTCGATGCCGAAGAAAAAATTGAAGTTTCTGTTGCAGGTTCGGTGGCAGGAGTGACAACACCGCTTGGCACCGGTCCGACATACCCCCACAGGGGTGCAGAAAGAAAACCTGCTTGGGCGGCAGCGTCCAGTGGTTTCGGAAAAGCAAAACCTCACAAGTCTAAGCGCGACGCTCTCGACAAATAAATTTGAACAATAACACTTACAAAACTACTATACTAAAAGCAAATACCAAATTGGTTCAACAATGAATCATGCGGGAAACTTAGAATTTGCAAATTTGACACACAAGGAGATTTAACACAATGGCTTTTAACGTTGATGCAATTCGTAAGAAGTTAAATGATTTGACTGGAAAAAATAACAAGAAGAACGCCACCTGGCGCCCTGAAGAGGGGAAGTCTTACACGGTCCGTTTTATCCCACTCCCCAAGTCCTCTGACGGGTCGGGACTCCGTGACCTGTCGTTCTACTACAACATCGGCACAAATCCAGGTCTTCTGGCACCTTACCAGTTCGGTAAGCCAGACCCGTTTCAGGAACTGATTACCAAGCTCCGTTCTGACGACAGCAAGGACTCTTTCGAGCTAGCCAAAAAGCTGTACCCCAAGACACGTGCTTTCGGTGCAGTCATCGTTCGCGGTGAGGAAGAAAAGGGTGTTCGCATCTGGTCCTTCGGTAAGACGGTCCAGCAGGACCTCTACAATGTGATGTTGGATGCCGATTACGGCGACATCATGGACTATAAGAAGGGCTACGACATCAAGGTCATTTGTGAAAAGTTGCCTGGCAAACAGTTTGCTGACATCACCATCCGCCCCAGGCCCAGCCCCACCCCGCTCCACGAGGACCAGGCAAAGGCGAAGGAGTGGATTTCATCGATTCCTAACATGGACGAGATCTATGTTGAGAAGTCTTATGATGAGCTGGCGAAGCTGCTCAATGATTATGTCAATCCACCGGAAAGTTCCAATGCGTCTGTGGGCACCACTCGTGATGCTGTTGCGGCCGACGATGTTGCTGAAACGCCTGCTCCGAAGAAGCAAGCTAGCTCAAGCTCAAGTGCAAAGAAGCTGGACGATGCCTTTGCTGAACTTGATGACCTATAAAATTTAGCGATAAATGACCAAAAAGCTGCCGGCAGGACAAAAATCCTGTCGGTAGTTTTTCATTTACAACTATTTGATTACAATGTCAGAAAGGAGTAAACATGCCACCAAAAATAAAAAAAGCAGAAACAGAAGTCGCGGCACGCAGCAAAAACGTAGCGGACGATTTTACCATCGACCTGATTGTTTCACTGAACAAGGAATATGGGTCAAAGATTGCCTACAACTTGTCAACAGACATTTCACCGACTCACGTGAAGCGCTGGATCTCGTCGGGTTCACGTCAGTTGGATTACATCATTGCCAACAGGTCCGCAGGCGGCGCGCCTGAAGGCAGAATTGTTGAGATCTTCGGTCCACCGTCAATTGGCAAATCTCACATCGCCACACAGTTTGCAAAATCCACCCAGAAAATGGGCGGCATCGTGGTCTACATCGATACTGAAAATGCAACGTCTGTCGACAACTTGGCAGCGCTAGGCGTCGACATCACCAAACGCTTTGTCTACATTGACACACACTGCACAGAAGAAGTCCTTTCAATTGCTGAGTCTACGATTCTCAAAGCTAAAGCGATGAACAAGGACATTCCCGTGACCATTATCTGGGACTCAGTGGCAGCGTCGTCTCCGAAGGCTGAACTTCTGGGCGATTACGACAAGGACTCAATCGGACTCCAGGCGCGCGCAATCTCAAAGGGAATGAGAAAGATAACAGGTGTCATTGCTAACCAGAATGTTCTGCTGCTCTGCCTGAATCAAATTCGTGCGAATATCGGTGTGATGGGCCACGGCGACCCGACTACCGTCCCTGGAGGTCGTGCCATACCTTTCCACGCCTCGGTCAGAATCAAGCTGGGTGCGGGGCAGCAGATCAAAGACAACAAGGACAACGTCATTGGCATCAATGTATCAGCCAAGACCGTCAAGAATAAAGTTGCCCCGCCGTTCCGCACTTGCAATTTTGAGATTCATTTTGGAAAAGGAATTGTGGAACACGAACAGATGTTCGATGTCATTCGTTCGTCGTGTGACGACCTCGGCGAACTGTTATGGGAAGGCAAGCTCCTAAAAATAGGAGGGACAGGTGCATGGAAAACTCTGTCAGTTATCGATTCGACAACGGGTGAAGTCGCCTACCAGCGTAAGTTTTACAAGGGAGACTTCGGTGAAGTCATGGCCAGCGATGCAAAGTGGGTCGACCCACTGTTTGATAGGGCCATGACGAGGATGTTAGTTAGCCCAGTTGGCGTCAATGTTGATGACGAGTCGTACGAGGAAATTGTCTCTCTTGCTGAAATAGGCAGCGACGCCGTGGACATCCTTGAGCGTAACTGATAGTCAACTCTGAAACAGGAAAAAATGCAACCAACAAACGCAGGAGTGTCCGTCGATAGGCCTATTTTGGTCTTCGACGGACTTTGAATGAAGAATCAATTGCTTCATGCGACATTTCATTGCAAACCCGACGATGTCGGAGCACGGGGAACACAAAGGCGGTTTTGTAGGATTCCTAAAATCTATCGGTCCGCTTTGTAACCAGTTCAGGCCAAACAAGGTGATTGTGGTCTGGGAATCTGGTGGGAACCAGAAGCGGCTGGCAATCAGTGGTGGAACTTACAAGGGTGGGCGTCGCCCAAAGGCTCTTAACAGGTATTACGAGGATGACATACCAGACACCAAAGAGAACCACAACGACCAGGTGTCTCTGGTGGTGGAAGCCCTGAAAAGCCTGCCTGTCAATCAGGTCTATGTCAAGGACGCCGAAGCCGACGACATAATCAGTTACATTTGCAAGTATAAATTTTTAGAGTCCAAGATTGTGGTCGTCTCGTCCGACAAAGACCTCTACCAGCTGATCGATGGCAGGGTGAGCCAGTGGTCGCTGAACCAGAAAAAATTGATAGACAAGCGCGAGGTGAAAGAAAAATATGGCTTTTATCCTGAGAACATTGTCGTCGCCAGGTGTTTTACAGGTGATGATTCTGATGCGATACCTGGCATCAAGGGGGCAGGATTTCGCACGCTGTTGAAACGGTTTCCAGAACTTGGTGGTGACAAGCACGTCAGTGTCAATGAAGTGATTGACAGCGCCCGGAGGCAATCTTCGTCGAACATCTCGCTGTTCAAAGAGATTGTCACAAACGAGGAACACATCAGGAACAACTGGAAACTGATGAACCTGAGTGTGACCAGACTTAATGGCGACCAAGTGAAAAAATTGGAACACCAGCTCGAAACACCCGTCCCTCAACCGAATAAAATGAATTTGTTAAGGATTCTCAACAGGGAAGGACTTAGAGGCGTTGACATTGATTCAAACTACCTCTCAATGAGAGCTGTCATTTCATGAACGAAACAAACCAAACATTTTCAAAATTTGGCAAACAATTTCAGGAAAAAATTTTACAGGGCCTGCTGGGCGATGCTCCCTGGGCTGCACAGATGGTCGAAGTAATGAACCCATCGTTCTTTGACATCGATTATCTAAAATTTCTGTCAGAACGTTACTTCAGTTATTACAACAAATACAAGAGTTTTCCGACGCTCGGGCTGTTGGTCACCATTATCAAGGAAGACCTGTCAGAAGGCAGCGACATCATTCTTCGTGACCAGGTGGTGGACTTTCTTGTCAGAGTGAAATCCAATCCACATCCAGGTGACATAGCGTATGTCAAAGAGAAGGCATTGGATTTCTGCAAACGGCAGGCATTCAAAGAGGCGTTGGAGAAGGCTGTCGACCTCATCCAGGGGGAAAATTTTGAGGAAGTTGTCGGTCTGATGAAGAAAGCTGTGTCTGTCGGCATGCCAAACTCAACGGGACACGATTTCTTCGAAGACATCGAGGCACGGTTTATCAAATTCAATCGCCACGCTGTCCCGACCGGTTTTAAACGCTTGGACGAACGTGATATTTTTCAGGGTGGCCTGGGCCGCGGCGAGATTGGTGTGGTCGTCGCCTCAACCGGCGCAGGAAAGTCACATTGGTTAGTTGCTCTCGGTTGCAATGCCATGCGGCGGCATAAAAATGTTCTCCACTACACCTTCGAACTGACTGAGCACGCCACCGGACTGCGTTACGATTCCAACCTGTGCGGGCTGCCTTCCAATGACGTCCAGGACAACAAAGAGCTGGTGACAAAGACCTACAAGGAAAAGAAATTTGGCAGATTGGTCATCAAAGAATACCCGACAGGCAGCGCCACGGTAATGACTGTGCGCAACCACATAGAAAAGTTACAGATGAAGGGTTTCAAACCCGACATTGTGATTATAGATTACGCAGACATCATGAAATCGTCGAGGTCATATGACTCTCTTCGGCACGAACTGAAACTTATTTATGAGGAACTTCGTAACCTGGCAATGGAACTTGAAATTCCAATTTGGACGGCCTCACAGGCCAACAGGGAGAGCGCGCAAGCAAATGTCGTCGGTCTTGAAAATATGTCAGAAGCTTATGGCAAAGCAATGGTTGCTGATGTGGTTGTCAGTCTGTCAAGGAAAGCCACTGAAAAAGCGTCGGGATTCGGGCGCTTGTTTATCGCCAAAAACCGAGCCGGAAAAGACGGAATCGTCTTCCCGGTAAGCATTGATACCTCGATGTCGACGTTCGAAATTTTGGACGAGAACGTTCTGTCTCTGGACGAAGTGGTCTCACAGAAGAAAAGTGGCATGCAGGAGTTGCTGTCAAGAAAATTCAAAGAAGTTATGGCTGAACACGAGGAAGGCTAATGTATAAGAAGAACGAAGTCATAGAAGAGTCACTGAAATATTTCGACGGTGACTCATTGGCAGCAGATGTTGTCACGAAATACCTGCTCAGGGAACCAGATGGTGATTTTGAGGAAAAGTCACCTGACGAAATGCACCGTCGGCTTGCTCGTGAGTTTGCCAGGGCAGAGTCAAAATATTCCAACCCGCTGCCAGAGAATGAAATTTATGAGCTGTTTCGTGGTTTCAAGTATCTCGTTCCACAGGGTTCCCCGATGTCAGCCGTCGGCAACACCCACCAGGTCCAGTCCCTGTCGAACTGTTTCGTCATCGCCCAGCCCGAGGATTCTTACGGCGGCATTTTGCACGCAGACCAGGAACAAGTCCAAATTATGAAACGCCGCGGCGGTGTGGGTTTTGACATCTCCAAGATCAGGCCAAAGGGCATGACGACCTCGAACGCCGCCAGGACGACTGACGGTATCGGTGTCTTCATGGAGAGGTTCAGCAATTCTACCAGGGAGGTTGCCCAAGGGGGAAGACGTGGCGCACTGTTGCTGTCTATTCACTGTAACCATCCTGAAATTGACACATTCATCAACATCAAGCGGGACCTCACAAAAGTCACCGGCGCCAATATTTCTGTCAGGTTCACTGATGATTTCATGGCGGCGGTTGAAGCTAATACCGACTTCACGCTCCGGTGGCCAGTCACTGCGACTGTGGAGGAAGCAAAAGTCACAAAGGTCGTCAAGGCCAAAGAAATCTGGGACATGTTCATCGACAGCGCTTGGACGTCAGCCGAACCAGGCGCAATGTTCTGGGACACTGTGCAGCGCAATACGCCAGCAGACATTTACGCTGACGAAGGATTTTGTTCAATCAGTTCAAACCCTTGCGGTGAAATCGTCCTCTGTCCGTATGACTCGTGTCGCCTGATGGCAATCAACCTGTCGTCGTTCGTGACAGAACCGTTCACACAGCAGGCGACATTTGACTTTGAAAAGTTTCACGAAGTCGTGGTGAAGTCACAACGTCTGATGGATGACCTGGTCGACCTGGAAATTGAAGCTGTCGACAGAATTCGAGAGAAGATTGCCGCTGACTCACAGCCGGCACACGTGAAAAGGGTCGAGTCTGAACTGTGGGACAAAATCAAAGAGAAGGCTGTGCAAGCCAGACGGACAGGGTTGGGAATCACGGCATTGGGCGACACATTGGCAATGCTTGGCCTCCGTTACGGTTCTGACAAGTCTGTCACAATGACTGAAAACATCTACCGAGCGCTGGCTGTGGGCGCCCACACATCCAGTATTCTGATGGCTGAAGAGCGCGGTGCATTCCCGATTTTCAATTTTGAGAAAGAAAAGGGACACGGTTACCTGGAAAGGATTATTTCTGCGTGCGGACCTGAAGTTTACGCAAAGTGGAAAACGACGGGGCGTCGTAACATTGCACTGACGACCACTGCGCCGACAGGTTCAGTCTCGTGCCTGACACAGACGACGTCAGGCATTGAACCTGCCTATTTGCTTGTCTACAAACGTCGCCGCAAGCTCGTGTCTAACTCAGATGCCGGTGTGACGCCAGACTTTGTTGACGCGTCAGGTGACAAGTGGCAGGAATATACCGTCTACCACCACGGCTTCAAAAAGTGGATGGATGTCACCGGTAAATCAAATGTGGAAGACTCGCCGTATTACGGAGCAACATCTAACGACGTTGACGGGCTGAAGTCAGTAGAAATGCAGGCAGCAGCGCAGCGGTTCGTTGACCACTCTTTGTCGAAAACCTGCAACCTCCCATCCACGGCGACCAGAGAACTTGTCTCACAGGCTTACATGGCTGCTTGGAAATCTGGCTGCAAGGGCTTCACCGTTTACCGTGACGGGTGCAGGGCAGGTGTGCTCGTCCAGAATACGAAGAAAGACGAGAGAAAGAGCGACTGCTTGCATGCCAAAAAGAGGCCGAAGGAACTGCCTTGCGAGATACACAGGACTAACATTCGCGGTGAGAACTGGTTGGTGTTGGTCGGGCTTGTCGATGGTGCCCCTTACGAGATCTTCTGCGGCACAGCTGAAAATATCGAAGTGCCAAAGAAGTCCAAAATTGGGTCTATTGTGAAAAATGGAAAAAAGGAAGGTTGGGCGACGTACAACTTGAGGGTCCCTGTCAACAGCGATGACGAGGTGGTGTTCAAGGACATCAACACTCTGTTTGACAATCCCACCCACAGCGCCTTCACCAGGACACTGTCTCTGACGCTGCGTCACAGGATTCCAATCAATTTTATCGTGGAACAGCTTCAGAAAGGCAAGAACGATGACATGTTTTCTTTCAGCAAGGTCCTGGCACGGGTCCTAAAGACTTACATCCCGAACGGGACAAAATCTGCAGGAGACAAGCATTGCAACTCCTGTGGGTCTGACTCTTTGGTTTATGTGGAAGGTTGTGTCACATGCAGCGCATGTTCGTGGAGCAAATGTTAAATGATAGGAAATACAAGAAAGACATCGTTAGAGCAGTTTTACACACCGCTTGCCACCGCCACCGAGCTGGTGAGAAAATCAAAAGAGGCGATTGGTGACTGGGAGCGTTTCACATGGGTAGAACCTGCCGCTGGTTCTGGTTCTTTCTTGCGTGCAATGAGAGACGAGGGAATTGCCAACACGGTGGCGATGGACATAACCCCGAAATCTAACAGCGAAAAAATTGAAAATGCCGATTTTCTTAAATCTGACATTTCTCTGGATTCGGCGGTCGTCCTGACGAACCCACCGTTCGGGCGTTGCAACTCGCTCAGCGTAAAGTTTTTCAACAAAGCGTCAGCGCTCGGTGCGAGGTACGTGTGCTTCATTGTGCCGCGGTCGTGGCGAAAGTGGAGCGTGCAGAACAAACTTGACAGACGTTACCACCTCATCGTGGACGACGACTTGCAAGTCGATTACACTGGCTCTCAGGGGAACAAACTTTCGAAAAGCAACGCTCTTCGGACATGTTTCCAGATTTGGGAAAAAAGAGACACATTGCGCGAGCAGATTGAAGTCAAAAACAGCGGCTACATTAGAAAAACCACACCAGAACTTGCCAACGTAGCAATCACGACTTTTGGGTGGTCATGCGGCCGCGTCGAGACTGATTTCATCCGGACACCGAACACGACAAAACTTTACCTGTGTGCGAAAGACTTATCGGTGATAGACGCGCTGAAGTCGCTCCAGTACGAGAGATTTTTTAATAATGTCGCCCATGTGCAGTCTTTGTCAATGAACGAGATTGTGTTCTTGTTGAACGAAAAGCTTGATGCCGTGGGCAATGTTCGGTCAAATTCGCTGTGATACGATAATATCAGGAGGAAGCATGAACGAGAATGCTTTTGACAAAGGTTTCGAAATTAAATATCAACCTGGGCGCCGAGGGTATGCCACCCTCGGAAAGGTGGGTTGCCTCCCTATCATTGAACTTTATCGAATCAAGGCGGCAGCGTCACCGTGGGCGGCCAAACGAAATAAGACCATATGGTTCATTCGTGAATTGACTTTGACTGATGGTCCAATTAATGAGGCCCTTCCTAGTGATTGGAAGGTAATGAAACATCGGGGATTCGATTCTATCGAATCCTTTTGCAGGTGGATAAGGAGCGTATGATTTACCAAAGTCTTCCCTACAGGAACGTTTACGTCAAGAAGTCATTTCTGACAGGACCAAAGAATTTTATATGGGGAAAGGATGAAACAGTTCACGGCATTCTAGTGGGTATGAAAGCAGTGTTTCGAGCCACACCTCTGTACGAAGTCTACTTTCCAGAATTTCAAGCGTGTTACGACAAGGTCCTCCAGTGCGCAATTTTTGAAAAGCCTGACACCCCTGACATTGAACTGACACTTCCTGATGTAGGTTGGTGGGATTGCATTTCAGAAGACATTCAGGTCTATGAAAAGTCTCTGTTCAGGCACGGACGAGTGAAGATGCAGAACAAGAGAGGTAAATGGTTCGAAGGAAACTACCTTTGGACTGTTGACTTCTTGCCTCCTCATCACAACCGAGGTGTGGACGTTTCTGAAGCCCAGTGGTGGTCAGAACATAAACAAGCCAACTTCATGTTTGACACCGAGACGGGTGTCCTTGTTTGCGGTCCCAATAATAAGATGAGATATGTGTGCGAGTCTCTGTGCAAGGCTGAAGCAAAACAACCTTTCTTCAAGGTTTTTTCTGGAGCTGATTGGTCACACGAAGACCAGGGTGAATTTTTTGGTGATGTCGGTGAAAATTTTGACTATTACGACACATCTTTCAAAAAGAAGCTATAATTATTGTGTGATTGTTGTAAAGACCAAAATCGATCTGAGCAAGATTCCTAACGCAGGAAACGGACTTTTTGCTGCACAAGCCATTCCTGTTGGCATGGCAGTTGCAATTAACCGACCAGGTACTTACTACATTTACTCACAGAAAGACTTCGAAGGGTTCGAAGACAGTTTCAAGAACTTCATTCGAGACTTTGGTTGCCTGAAAAACGGAGTGTGGAAAGTGGACAAAGGTAGAGACAAGTTCATCAATCACTCCAGGAATTCCAATCTGACATTCGATGGCGTGGCAAGGCGAAACATCGCTGCGGGCGAAGAACTGACTTACGATTACCGAGAAATTGATGACAACATGTTCCTCAACCCGCCTTCTTGGTTGTAAATCTTCAATGACAGTTCTATAATCTACAAGACCAATTATGGTCTTTGGAAGACACTGCAATGAATGTTTGGGTTCCTCCTAAGTCTCCTTACGACCTCATTCAAGAATCTCTTTTTCCTGACGAGTGGAAAATTCTGGTGTCGTGTATGTTGCTCAACCAGACGACTCGAAAACAGCTCAACAAAGTCATTTGGCCATTTTTTGAGCGTTGGCCGTCGCCGCAGGCGCTGCTACAGTCTTCGCCCGAAGAGATTGGTGAAGTGTTGAGACCACTCGGTTTTTGGCGTCGCCGCCCGCTTTCTCTGCAGAAGTTCAGTCGTGAGTATATTTCCAAACCGTGGAACGAACCGAAGGAACTACACGGCATCGGAAAATATGCCAATGACGCCTGGCATATTTTTGTCAAAGGCGATTGGGTGACAGTTGAGCCTAATGACCATGCCCTTAGTTGGTACCACAAGTGGCTGAAAGAGGCACATTTTGCTGTCGAAAGATGGGAAACAGTTGACTTTTAAGGCAGAACCTTACGATGCAATCCGAACAGACAAACCTGTAATATTCGTGAAGTCGCATGATGGGAACATCAACGCCTTTATGAACGTCATCGAAACCGCGCGCTTGGGCCAGCGGTGGAAAGATCCCTGCAGAGGGAGGAATTGGTAGTTCACCGCCTGTCATTACTGCTGCTTTTAAAGCAGCAAAAGAGCACCTCATCGAAGGCGGCGACAACTATTTCATCCTTGTTGATGGGAATGCCATCTTTCCATTCATTGTACCTGACATGGAAGACCCACTGGGTCTGAAGGCGTTCGGTGTACCAGTCCTAAGTCCGACATCCATCAAAAAGGCTGGACTTAGTCCATACGGCGGCAGCGGCGTTGGAAAATAAGGCTTGCGCTGAGGGCTGAGTTCGTCAGGGGGCACCACTTTAAACGATGTAACATTGTTCTTGCTTGTCGGTGTGTAAATCCAACCAGTGCGGTATAGAATAAGAATGTCAATGCCATTATGGCAGGTAAGCTACCGCAAGAATGACTCAAAAGAAGACTATTGAACAACAGTTCAGGAAGCTGGATGACATTGAACATTGCCTGACTAGGTCAGGCATGTATCTCGGATCCACCAAGACACGTGAGGAGGAAATCTACCTGCTCGATGAGCAGCGTCGGTTCATCCGCCGCCAAGCACAAGTCAATCCAGCGTTCATGAAGATATTTGATGAAATTATCTCTAACGCCGCAGACGAACACCGCCGCAACACCAGGCTCAACAAAATCACTGTGACAACCGACAGTGGCACCGGTCAAATTGTGGTGCTTGACAACGGTGGCATTCCTGTGGTGAAACACAAGGAGCACGACGAGTGGGTTCCGGAGATGATTTTTAGCAGCCTCCGCGCAGGCTCGAATTTTGATGACACTGAGGAACGCCTTGTTGCGGGGACCAACGGTGTCGGGGCGACATTGACAAACATCTTCTCCACTGAGTTCAGGATTCGCACGTGTGATGGCAAACGTGAGTTCAGTCAGGTGTTCACTGGTAACATGCGTGAACGAGGTGAACCAAAAATCACCAAGGCCGCATCGACTGTAGGTTTCACTGAAATTTCATACGTTCCTGATTTTCCACGTTTCGGCCTCGACGGGCTGGACTCTGACCACGTGGAAATGATGCGAAAACGGTGCGCAGACATTGCGGCCTGCAATCCGCTCATCCGGGTAGAATTCAACGGTGAAAACTTCAGCTTCTCGTCGTTCTCGGCATACTGTCGCCTCTACACAGAGAACGTCATGTATGAAGGGTCAGAGCGTTGGAGGATTGCTCTCGGTGTCTCTGACGGCTCTTTGCAACAGGTTTCATTCGTTAACGGTGTAGAAACGAAGGACGGTGGGACACATGTGGATTTTGTCACGAACCAGATTGTCGAAGTCGTCCGCACGCGACTGAAAAAGAAGCACAAAATTGAACTGAAACCTGCTGAAATTCGCAACCACATGTTCGCATTTGTCAGTTGTGACATTGTCAACTCTTCCTTCTCGTCGCAGACCAAGGAAAAGTTGATTACCGATCCTAGGGATTTCGGTTCTAGGCACGAGCTCTCTGACAAGTTTCTGAAGCAAGTCTGCGAATCCGAATTCATCCAGCGCATTCTTGACTGGGCACAACAGAAAAACCTGGCCGACGAACGCAGAAAACTGCGTGAGCTCAACAAACACGTTTCAAATGCGAAAGTTCTGAAACTGATTGACGCAAAAAGTCGCAACCGCGAAGAATGCACATTAGCATTGTTCGAAGGCGATTCAGCTTCAAGCGCTTTTCGAAAGTATCGTGACCCCATGACCCAGGGAGCTTTCCCTCTTCGTGGTAAATTTCTCAATGTCTCCGAACTTCCGGCCTCAAAGGTCATCCAGAACCAGGAGGTCAAAGATATTTTGACAGCGCTTGGCCTTCGAATGGGCGATGAACCAAAGGGCCTGCGTTACGGAAAGATTTTGGTGTATTCTGATGCAGACCCAGACGGTGATTCGATTGCAGGCCTTCTGGTCAACTTTTTCGGTCGATTCTGGCCAGAACTTTTGAGCCAAAATCGTTTCTATCGGGTAATGACTCCTTTGGTGGTTGCCAAGAAGGGCAATGAGACTCTTTCGTTCTATACACATGAGGAGTTCGAGAAGTGGCAATCTTCCGTCAGGGACATAAAAAAATGGGATGTCAGTTACAAGAAGGGACTGGCAGCGCTAGAAAATGAAGAGTATGCAGAAATCATCAGGAATCCAAAAACATTCTCAATCGTCCCAGGTGATGACCTGAAACAGGTCTTGGATGATTGGTTTGGTGCCAATCCTGCGGTTCGCAAGAAGAAGATTTTGGGTGAAGTATAACCTCTGAGACAAGGAAACACATTTTATGACATTGCAAGTTCGTACAGCTGATGACTTCTTCGATAACGAATATCGAAGTTATGGAATTTACTGTGTCTCGCAGCGGGCGATACCCAGTGTAATTGACGGTTTCAAGCCATCCCAGAGAAAGATTGCCTACGCGGCCAATAATGTCTGGAAAACAGGTAACGAAAAGCCGATGAAGGTCTTCCAACTGGGTGGTCTGGCGGCGGCACAGACCATGTTTCACCACGGTTCGTTGGACGGTACAATCATCGGCATGACTCAGACTTTCAAGAACTCAATGCCAATTTTCCAAGGAGTGGGACAGTTCGGTTCTCTCCGTGCTCCGACAGCTGGTGCCTCTCGTTACATTGGTGTCAAGTTCAACGAAAATTTTCGTCTTCTTTACAAAGACTTTGACCTCTGCGACCCACAGTACGAAGAGGGAGAGGAAATTGAACCAACATTCTTTCTTCCTGTCATTCCGACAGTCTTGCTGAACGGTAGCTCAGGCATTGCTGTTGGTTTTGCTACAAATATTCTCAATCGTAACCCAAAACAACTGATAGAAGCATGTCTGGCAGTTGTTGCAGGAAAGAAATGCACAGACGTCAGTCCGTGGATTGGAGAATTTAGCGGTGATTTTCGTCGTGTTCCTGACGCACCCAGGTCGTGGACGATACACGGAAAGTATGATGTAAAAAATACGACCACCGTCGATGTGTCAGAAATCCCGCCTTCTTGGACTTACGAGTCTTACGAAGAGCACTTGGACGCCTTGGTGGAAAAAGGGACAATTGTCTCGTACGATGACCTTTCGACTGAAACACCGCACTACATTCTAAAATTCACTCGCCAGAAACTAGCTGAACTCCAAGAGAAAAATCGACTGAATTTTGTCCTGAAAATGACCGAACGTGAGGGTGAAAATTACACGACGCTCGACGAACACGGAAAACTGAAAATCTTCCAGTCGCCTGAGGAAATTGTTGAATATTTTGTGGATTTTCGTCTGAAGTATTACGACAAGCGGAAGCAGAAACTTCTGGGACGGCTGGCAGGTGAAATGAACGACCTGAACGTGAAATGTAGGTTCATTCAGGCCATCCTTGACGAGAAGCTGCAGGTCAATCGTAGAAAGAAGTCAGAAATCGTAGCTGACTTGCAGGCAATGAAATTTGACCAGGAAGACGGCAGCTATGACCACCTCCTGCGCATGCCCATTCACAGCTTGACCCAGGAAAAGTTCG